CTGGGCGATTTATGCGAGATGTATTTGGAGAAGCACGCCAAGGTGAGAAAGAAATCATGGAAAAACGACCGCAATCAAATCAAGTGTTATCTGTCAGACTGGGGAAAGAAAAAACTCTCTGAGATTGAAAGAAAGGACGTTGTAAACCTGCACTTCAAGGTGGGAAAGGAATCCGGCCATTATGCAGCTAATAGGGTCATTGCCCTACTTCGCAAAATATTCAACCTGGCCGAAAGTTGGGACCTTTCTAAAACTGGAAATCCGGCCACTAAGATTGAGTTTTTCCGGGAATCAAAACGCGATCGTTTTGTCAGGCCGGATGAACTCCCCAGGCTGATGGAAGCATTAAAGCAGGAGCCTAACTTTTACATTCGCGGCGCGTTTTTTACAATGCTGATGACGGGTCAGCGCAAGATGGAAGTTTTAAGCATGGCCTGGGCCGATGTAGATCTGAATCAGGGGATATGGCGCATACCAGAAACCAAGACCGGGGAACCTCATTATGTACCTCTCCCCGAACCTGTTAGAGAGCTTTTAAAAAATATTCCTATGACACATGAAAACCCCTTCATCTTTTGTGGTCGTGGAAAAAACCATTTAATGAATATAGAAAAGAGCTGGAAAAAAATCTGCAAACGCGCCGAACTTCCCGGCCTGAGAATCCATGACTTGCGCAGAACGACAGGAAGCTGGCTTGCAGGAGCGGGAGCAAGCCTTCCGCTTATAGGTCGGGTGCTACATCATACTCAGCCTTCGACTACTGCGATTTACGCCCGTTTTGACCTTGCACCTATCCGGGCGGCATTGGAATCGAACGCACAAAGAATGCTCCTGATTGGGGAAAAGATACAGGAAGGGCAAAATGAAGAAAACAAGATTTGAGAAATGGATCAAGGCGATAACTGGCAAAAGCGAGAAGGATTTTTCAGAAGATCCCGCAAAGATTGATCGGGGCAAAATAAAACTTGCTTTATTGAAAGAAAATTATGAATATCGGAAATGGTTTGATGATTTTAAACCCGAACTTTTAAAAAAGGAGGGCTCTCGGGAGCTGCGGATTGAGAACGTATGGCTCGAGATGACTTTAAACCCAACGCCTCCTCTTTCAAGGGCAGACATAGAAGATATTCAAAATTTCTTTGATCCGAAAAAGGACGTAAAGAAACCATTGGAAAATGGCCATATAAGTCAGTACAGGTCCTTATTCAATTCCCTGGATATAATGTTCTTGGAAAAAGGAATTCAGGTTGAACAAGGGAAAGGATTGATGCCTTATGAAATATCGATGAAGATTGATTTAAGGAAAAGAAAAAAGCAAATCAGGGATGAATTTGAGTTTCACTTGGGTCAGGCCTTTGAAAAATTAAAGACTCCACATGACCCAGGAGAATGGAAGCCGGATATTTCCCGAAGTCGGAAAGAAATTTTATTACAATTAGAAATATGGAAAATGCACAAAGAAATGAGTTTTCGGGAAATCGCAAAAAAATTGAAGATGAACAAGGATTTATTAAAAAAACATTTCTACCGGGCTTGGGAACTCACTCAACGGAAACCTTATGATAGAGATGAATATATAAAGCAATCCATACTTAAACTGGATGATCTCCCGTATACCTGTAAAAACTGTCCTGATAAGAAATGCGTAGAGACTGGGAAACTTTGCCCCAGGATGGCGGCAGTGGCCGATCAAGACAAGGTTTATCAGCGGGAAAGGTCTACGGACAATATTGAAGCTATTTATGCCAGTGAAGGCGCGAAACCCCGGAAACGTTTGGCGCCTTTATCGCTTTGGGATCGCCAGCAAAAAAACGGCCCGGTAAAAATTTACAGACCGAAAGATAATCCCACCGATTAAGAATCCCCCTCCCCCACAAACCTCACGAATATAATTTTCTAAAATTATCTTCCCTCTTACTAAGATAGGAATAGAAATCAATAAAAAGGAGAAAGGGGGAATTCCAATGGTTCTTATGACCGAAATAGGGGCGGCTCAATACTTGGGAGGTGAAAAACCACTGAGCGTCAAAACTTTGCAACGATGGCGCCTTGATGGCAAACCGCCTTTTTACCGAAAAATTGGCCGATTAATCAGATATGACAAAGACTGCCTGGACCAATATCTTCAGGATCGTTTGAGGAGATCGACGTCAGAACATTCCGCCGAGGCAGCGAAATGAATCTGCATCCATCCCACATGGCCGATTTGAAAAAATCAGGACTTTCGGACGAGATGATTCAGGCGGCGGGTATTTATTCGGTAAGGCCGGGCGACATCAGCAAGAAATTGGGGATCAACGATACTCGCATTACCTCCTTGATGGCAATTCCTTATCCAGGACACAAAGGCTTTGAACGTTTTAAACCTTTCCCTGAGAAATCATTCCCGAAAAAATATTATCAGCGCTACCTATCCAAAAACCATCTGTACATTCCCGCTTCAGTGAACGGCGCCCTTTCCGATCCTTCAAGGCCCCTGCATATCAATGAGGGAGAAAAAAAATGCCTCAAATTGAATCAAGAGGGAATCCTGGCTGTTGGGCTATCAGGCCTATGGAATTGGTCGAAAGGAAATAAAGAATTATTGGATGACTTTGACTCTATTTCCCTGAATGGCAGGATCACTAAGATCGTCCCCGATAACGATTGGATGAAACCTAATAAACATGGGTACAAAAAGAATTTGGAGCAGGCCGTAAAGGAACTGGCATACAAACTGATAGACAGGGGAGCCAGGGCATTTATTGTATCTCTTCCAGAGTCAACGGAAAAAATTGGGGCCGATGACTTCTTGTTAACCCATACCGCAGAGGAATTTAATCAACTCCCTGAAAAAGAAATTCTCAAAGACGCCACCATTGAAGAAATCCACTTCACGGACATGGGCAACGCTACACGCTTTGTTAAACTTCACGGACACGAAGCAAGGTATTGCTTCCCTCAATCAACATGGAGTTATTACGACGGGAAAAGATGGAAGCCGGACAAAACAGGAAAGCTTTATGAGATGGCCCAGGATGTTGTCATAGAACTCCTAAAAGAAGCCTCACAAGAAGTCGATAAAGACCGCAGGATGAAGTTAGAAAATCACGCCCTAAAATGCGAAGCTGACTCCAAAATCGAATCAATGTTAAAAGCAGCAAGATCCAGGATCTCAATTTTGCCTGAAACCTTTGACCGTGATCCCTGGATGTTTAACTGTCAGAATGGAACCATAAATTTACTTGACGGCACTCTTCAGACCCACGACCGAGATGACTTCATTCCAAGGATATCTCCCGCAGAATACGATCCAGAAGCCACCTGCCCATCATGGGCAGCCCACCTTGATAAGATCATGGCCGGGAATCAAAACTTGATAGGCTTCCTTCAACGATGGTTTGGGTATTGCCTCACTGGTTCTATAGATGAAAGATGTATGGCTATTTTTTACGGAACGGGAGCCAATGGGAAAACCATTACCGTTGAAGCAATCTCTTATATCCTGGGGGATTATGCTCAGAGAACGCGAACTGAGACCATTCTTATAAAAAAGGAAAACTCAATCAGCAATGACATTGCCGATCTTGTAGGTTCAAGGTTTGTCTTTTCCAGTGAAGCGGAGCAAGACAAAAGGATGGCCGAATCCTTGGTAAAGGACCTAACCGGAGGAGATTCAATCTCTGTAAGAAAACTCTATCAGGAATATTTCACTTTCAAGCCTCAATTTAAGATCGTCCTATCCACCAATCACAAGCCCGTCATTTATGGTACAGACCAAGCCATCTGGGACAGAATCAAACTTGTGCCATTCAACGTCACAATACCAGAATCTGAGCGCCGACCTATCCACGAAATGATGGGCATATTCCAGGACGAGGCGCCTGGCATCCTGGCATGGATGGTCAAGGGATGCCTGGAATGGTTTGATAAAGGACTTCAGACACCGGAAGAGGTAAAGGCAGCAACCAAACAATATAGATCGGACATGGACATCTTACAAGAATTTCTGGATGATTGCTGCATCGAAGATAAGGATAAAAACATTTCTTGTAAGGAGTTATACCTTCGGTTCAAGTCATGGGGAGAAACCGAAGGACTACGGGAAAAAGAAATTTGGTCGAAATCAACCCTTACCCGCAGATTGAAGGAACGGGGATATGTCCAAGGCAGAACGTCAGAACAACGAATCTGGGAAGACATTTCTCTTAAAACTTAATGACAGATGACAGAAACAAAGCCATTTTCAGAAACTATTTTTAAATCTCTCTCTATAAGAACTTTATGAAATCGACCCTTTTTCTGTCATGTGTCATATTTCAAAGAGGTAAAGAATGACTAACGCACAATTTTGCGGGCAACTTTTGGTACTGGCTGCCTATCTTGGGAGGGTCGAGGCAACTACGAAATTTCAAGAACAGTTCGAGGAGGCTATCGCTGGCCTTCGGATTGATTCTGAATCCGGCCTCGATCCGGGTGTCGTTTCACTGAGATTGGAAGCACTGAAGGAGCTGTTAAAAGCACAGGGAGATTATGTCGATGTGCTCAGGGATCTTCTTGGGGACGATGGCAGCCTCGGGGTGAGTCAGCCATTGTCGTGAGACGCCCTAACGGAGCAAGATCAGATGGAAGAGGGTGAAGGTGGAGCAAAGGAAAGAGGCTTCCATGGACGCATATAAGCATATCAAGCGGGAATATTATGACCGCTTCTATCGGGATCAGGAGAGCAAGAAGTTCTATCAAAGTGCTCAGTGGAGAAAGGTGAAGGAGATGAAGCTGGCACGCGACCCCTGCTGCCAAGCGTGTGAACAGGCAGGACTCACGGTTAAGGCTGACATGGTTCATCACTTAATTCCTATCAAGAAAGGAACTAAGAACCTGGACCTGGACTTCCTTGTCTCCCTCTGTCACCCATGTCATAATGCCGTTGAAAGCGAGATGGAGAAGGAAAGGAATAGGGATGACGGCTAACGCTTGTATGGCAAGGGATAGGGAGGGTGCCTCCGATCTTGACCCCTTCCATTCGTCTCAACCGCGTGGCATATTAGCTAAGTTTTTTGACAAAATTACTAATAAATCGCTTTTTTAAGGGGAAATGAAAAAAGTTCTAAAGAAAAAACGAGGTAGGGGAAGGCCAAGAATAGAGGGGACCTTGAGAAAATCTCTGCATGTCCGAGAAAGAAACGTCACGGCGCCTGAGAAAATTCTGAAAGATGCCAAGCGACTTTACTTCCCTACTAAAAAGAAAAGAGAAAGTGAAGGCGCCTACCGGGTTCGGAAGTTTGAATATTTTTGTCAGCACTATGCCCGGCACATTCACGGGAGGTTTGGAGGTCAACCCGTGAATCTTATGAAATGGCAAATGGAAATCATCCGGGAACTGTTAAGGACACTCGATAAAAAGGGCTTCAGAAAATATCGGCGTTTGTTTATTCACGTTGGAAGGAAAAATGGGAAAACTTTTTTGATCTGTCTATTGATTCTTTTTTGGCTTTCAGAGGAATCTTTCTTCGATCCTTCAGCCGAGGTGGTGAGCTGCGCTGTAACGCGAGAGCAATCGATTCGGGTAATTTTCAATACATGTCGTCGGATGGTTGAAATATCTCCCGAACTATCGAGACTGATTCTTGTGAGGCGTCAGCCTCCGATTCTGACGAATATCCTGACCAACAGCACCTATGAGCCGCTGGCGTCAGATGCAAAACCGCAGTTGGGTAAAAACTTGAGTTTGGTCGTTTTCGATGAGAGTCACGGGATGCCGGATTCTGAATTATGGGACGCGATGGCTTCAAGTCAATCCATGCGAGAGCAACCCGTTTTCGTTTCGATCTCCACTGCGGGAGACACCCGGTCGTCATTTTATTACCAGGTCTATGAAAAGATGAAATTAATTTTAGCGGACCCTTCACTTGATCCTCAGACCCTTGTGAGGATTTTTGAAGTACCGGAAGAGCTTGACTGGAAAGACCCTTCCAATTTCATTTTAGCGAACCCCGCGTTAGGGTCGGCCACTGAGCAGGGGTTCAGAAATAGAAAAGAAATGGAAGATGCCCTGCAGAAAGCCTTACTCGAAGAGGGTGAAGGGGCCTTCAGACAGTATACGTTAAACCAGTTTTCCAAGTTTGGAGTAAATACCTTCGTGCCCCTGGATAGATGGGATCAGTGCGGAGATAAGATCGATTACGCTTCCCTTCCCGGTCGATCCTGTTTTGTTGGGATAGATTTGAGCGCGACCACGGATTTAACAGCGGTGAGTTTGTTATTTGAACCCCTGGATCCTTCGGGAAAATGGGACGTGCTTTTCTGGGCATGGCTGGCCGGTGAATCCCTGAACGAGGTATGCCGGAGAGATAGGCTACCATATGATCGATGGATAAAAGAAGGAAACATTATTTTTGAGGGGAAAAGTGTCATTGATATTTCTTCAGTGAAATCGAAGTTACTTGAACTCAGCACTAAATTTAAAATTGGCTACGTCGGTTACGATCCTCACTTAGCAGACGATCTAAAAACATGGACCGAGTGGGAGATGGTTCCGGTGCCACAACAAACTAATTTTATGAGCCCACCGACAAAAAGAATCAGGGAGAAAATCATGAGAAGACAGTTACGCCACGGTGGGGATCCACTTCTCCGTGCGATGGTGGAGTCTGCCCGGTTGGACATGGACACAAACGCAAACATTAGATTGAATAAGGCCAAGTCAACGAGTCGTATCGATGCGCTGGCCGCTTTGGTCAATGCGGAGTTTATTGCAGCGCGTCACCCTGAACCGGAAGTGAGTCCGTATGATGGCCTTTCTGTCGATGCCATACGGGAAAGGATGACTTTGTGATGGCGAGAAAGGAATGAACTTTGACGAAAGACCATGATCGGCCATGTGGCCGTTGACATAGAACAAGCCGCGAGAGCGGTAACACCCCTCGGCGAGAGTCGGGGATTTACGGCGAGAGCCGGAACACCCCTGGGTGAGAATCCAGGTTAAGGGCGAGAGCTCGGTGACTATCGCGAGAGCGACCACCAAAGAACAGATTCAAAAAATAAATTAAAAAAAAGGAGAATATTATGTCATACACTGAGAAAGAAGTAGTAACGATGCTGGAAAAAATGAATGTGGAGTTTCAGGCATTCATGGGCCGATACGATAAAAAATTTTTCGACTTGGAGACGGCCCTCGGTCGTCGGCAGTTTGGGGGCGGCGGATCGTCTTCACGCGGTGATGGTGTTTCTTTTTCGGCAGAGGCGAAGGAGCACACAAAACAGTTTCTAAATTGGGTTCGGCGTGGCGATGTAGGCGATCTGAAAAACCTCGAAATACAGGCACGCGATGCGAGTACTTTATCCGACCCAGAGGGAGGCTTCCTTGTAGCTGAAGAGCTCGAACGAAGCATTGAAAAATTATCCCTCAATGCGTTGGTAATGAGACGCCTTGCGATGGTCAAACAAAGTACCGGCGAATATAAGAAACCCCTATCAGTCGGCGGCGCCGGGGGTGGATGGGTATCTGAAAAAGGAACACGCAGCGAGACGGACACTCCGGAACTTCATATGTTTGAACCGCCCTTTAGTGATATGTATGCCCTACCGAAGGTGACGCAGAACCTTCTTGATATGTCTTCATTTGATGTGAGTCAGTGGTTGATCGATGAGATAACTGATGTGCTGACCTCTTTGGAAGGAGCCGCCTTCATAAGCGGGAATGGAGTTGGAAGGCCCAAGGGAATTACGGCCTATGAGACTATACCCAATGCGAATTGGGTTTATGGGAAGGTCGGCTATATCGCGAGCGGCCATGCTTCCTTGATTAATAATGTAGATAAACTGAGAAGTCTCAAACATGCCCTTCGGCCCGTGTACCGCAGAAATGGCGTTTGGCTTATGAATGATACAACCCAGGAAGTGATTGCGAATTTTAAGGACGGAAATGGTAACTGGATTTGGAAAGAGGGACTCACTGAGGATGCACCTGATACCCTTTTAGGAAGGCCGGTCGAAATTGATGATAACATGCCTGACATAGGCGGTGACGCCTATCCTATCGCCTTCGGTGATTTTAAAAGGGCATACACTATTATAGACCATACCTCTGGAATGAGGCTTCTGAGGGACAACTTAACTCAGAAAGGATGGGTCCTCTTCTATTTAGTGAAAAAAATCGCGGGGGGAATTTCTAATTTTGAGGCAATCCGTTTCATGAAAATTGCCTTAACCTAAAGGATTGCCCGGGTCTCAATCCCCGGGTGATACAGGCATGGCGCACCTGGGCAAGTTTCTGATTTTCTTCCTTGCCAAACGCGCTGGGATTAGTCGTGAGTGCCCGGTCTTCCATCCGAAAACCGCGACAGCCGCAGCGGGCTTAACCTACCTGTGAAGCGGCAACAGTTGAGGCTCGCCGGGGGATGATGGACCTCCGGCGGGCAACTTTTAGGCAAGAAGGTTAAGGAGTAAGGCATGGAATTATCACGCTATGCATTATCGGTTTTCATTTTTGGCTTTGGCACCGGATGGCTTGCCCTTTATGCCGTCGAACTGATTATAGATCGAAGGCGAAAAAAAAAGAGCCTCATTTCCTCAGATACTGAAAATAAAACGTCAGGGCAGCGATGATGATAGCAACCGCCCCGCAGACGGGTTGCCAATATTTGAGCCACCATTGCCAAAGCCATTTTGCAGGCAGCTTGATTAACGGGGGTTGGGTCCTTCCTATAAATCCAATGGAGGGATCAGGCGGAATCCACTTTGAATTAAAAAGATCGTGCCAAAGGTCTTTGATCTTAGACAGCATAATCGCCTTTGATTTTCTGTTCATCTACCATTTTAACCTCCTTTCTGCCGTCTACAAAACGTCTACAAAAAAAATAATGGGTTAATCAATATTGACATAACTCATTGATTTCATTGGAGCCGGCGGGGGGATTTGAACCCTCGACCTACTGATTACGAATCAGTTGCTCTACCGCTGAGCTACGCCGGCACGATAAAACATTGATTCTTTTTCTTACCATGTTTTATAATGATCGTCAATCTTGGATAAAATCATCTGAACTAATACTACTACGTTAAGTTTTCCTTG